CCACCAAGCCGGGTGGTGGTGGCGGCGGTGGAGGCGGGGGCGGTAAAAGCAAGGCCGATGGCTTCGCCGATGCCCTGAAAAAGCAGGCCGAAGAAAATCGCCTCCTGACCGAAAAGACGGCTGTCCAGGCAACGCTAAACCCTCTGGTCAATGACTACGGGCTGGCGATGGAACGGCTCAACGTGCAGCAGGAATTGCTGTCTGCCGCGACGGCTGCCGGCATCGAGATCACGCCGACCTTGAAGGCGCAGATCGACGAGCTCGCGGCGGGTTATGCCAACGCCTCAGTCGAGGCGGCCAAGCTGGCAGAGGCGCAGGACAACGCCAAGCAGATCGCCGACGACTTCGGCTCTGCCGGCAAGTCGGCACTGCAGGGGTTCATCTCGGATCTGCGCGAAGGCAAAAGCGCAGCCGACGCGCTTGGCAACGCCATGAACTCGATCCTCAACAGCGTCATCGACATCGGGCTGAACATTCTGCTCAACGGGCTTACCGGCGGGCTGGGTGGTGGTATTGCGTCGATCCTGGGCTTTGCTGGTGGCGGGTACACTGGTAACGGTGGCAAGAACGAGCCGGCTGGCGTGGTGCATCGCGGCGAATTTGTCATGACCAAGGAGCAGACCGCCAGGCTTGGCGTAGGCAACCTGTCGCGGCTGGCCAAGGGTTACGCGAATGGCGGGTATGTTGGTTCGCCCGGTCCGGTATCAGCCGGCGGACGAAGCAGCACCCACATCACCGTCGGTGTCGATGTCGATAGCAGCGGCAACTTAGTGCCGTTTGTCACTAGCGTGGCAGACGGCCGCGTTGCCCGTGCAGCGCCCGCCATCGGCTCCGCCTCGCTGAAAGCGGCAAACAGCCAAGCCCCAATCGTCACCGCAGAATATCAGCGCCGCAACGGATAGGGCTTGGAAACTAAAGCGAATCCGCATATTTTGCTGCCGACAGGCGATTCCGGAGGAATAAATGGTGTTCTACACATACCTTTGGAAGGATTCAGAAGGCCGACCATTCTATGTCGGGAAGGGCAGTAAAAAGCGCGCGCACGCTATATCGGGCCGCTCTCCGGAATTCGCTGCAGTCTATGCTGCGGGCGGCTGCACCCTTGAGATAGTTGATGAATTTATCCACGAATCTCAGGCACACGCCCATGAAGTTGATCTGATAGAACTGTATGGGCGCAGAGAACTTGGCGGTCTGCTTGTAAATAAAACAGATGGGGGGGAAGGGGCGTCTGGCTGGGTCCCCTCCCTTGAGTGGCGCGAAAAGCATCGATTGTCCAGGGTTGGAAAGCCCCACAGTGAAGCCACTAAAGCCAAAATAGGGGCTGCAAATCGAGGCAAGGTAAGGGGGGATGACTTTCGCGCTAGAATGCGAGTTATCGCCGGAGGCCGCAGTGCTGAGACATTGGCAAAAATGGGATCATGGCAGATTGGTCGGAAACTTCCACTAGAGCACAGGCAAAAAATCGGCGATTCTTTGCGCGGGCGGGTAGGCACTCGACACACTGAAGAAACAAAAGCGAAGATCAGCTTTTCAAAAACTGGTGTGTCAAATCCTTTTAGTTTAAATCATCGTGCTGCTATTAGTTTGAAAAACAGAATTGCAGGCCCCAGGGCGGACAACAAGACGGGGTTCAAAGGAGTGTCGTTCCACTCGAAAACAAAGAAGTGGCACGCACAGATTATGACTTCGAGCTTGGGATACTTTTCATCATCTATTGATGCTGCCAAGGCATACGACATTGGTGCAATCGAGCGCTGCGGCCATGGAAACTGTTATTTGAATTTCCCCAATGACCCCAATCTGGCGGCATCAGCATGAGCTCAATCATTGACCTGTCCGGCCTAGCTATTTCAGACAGGACCGATCCGATACTAGTCCCAAATACCCGTGGCGGCGGAACTGCTATCAATGGCTTGGAACAGATTGTTTCACCCCTCACTTCCATATGGAAGTGGCGGATAGTTTTGCCGATAAACAATGCGGGTAGAGCCCGCTCTTGGAGGGCGATCAATGCACAGCTAGATGGTCGCTTCAATATGTTGAAGGTTGGCGTGTGCGACCAATACCGCATCGGTCGCAGGGACGTCGGAGCCACCTATCCCGATGGCCAGGTGCCGCACAGTGATGACACGCCATTTTCGGATGGCAGCGCATACGCACTGTCGCAGCCGTCTTCCGCTGTCCAGATCGCAGCCACACGCGGCGCAACTTCGGTCCGCCTTCTGGCATCAGACTTTGCCGGCGGGATGACGGCCGGCGTGTTCTTCTCAATCGACGACTACCTTTACGTGGTCACCGACTGGACTGACGACGGAACCAACATCGACGTCACTTTCAAGCCCGGCCTTCGCGCTCCGGTGGAGGAAGGGGCAACGGCGGATTTTGCCGCCAAGGCAGTTTGGGTTCTCGACTCTGACGATGCCGGAAAGATGGCGCTTCGCCTTGGGCGGTTTGGCGAAGTCGAGTTGAACCTAACCGAAGCGCTTTACCGCGCAATGTAGCGTCCCACGTCGCCCACCACCACGAGGCACCATGCTCCCAAATGCTGTGAAGGAAATGGCCGCAGGGCACCGCGTCGCCGTGGCATCGCTATTTTCGTTCGAGTTCGCTTCAGGCCACCACCGCTATTGGGACGGCCACGGCTATCTGACGGCCGGCGGGCATGAGTGGATCGGATTTGGTCAGATGGGGTCCGTGACCGGGCTCGAGCAAAGCCGGGGCATGAACGCCCCCAAGACCACCTTTACGCTGTCCGGCGTCGACGACGACATTTTGGCTGTTGCCGTCAATGGCAGCGCCGAGGCAACAGGCAGGCCCGCCACCGTCTACCTGCAGTTCCTGACAGCGGCCGGCGTGCCGCTTGATTCCCCGGTGGCGATCTGGGCCGGCATCATGGACTCCATGTCCTTCTCTGCCGGGGTCAAAGAGCAGCGCGTTTCGATCGGCGCAGAGACGCTGTTCGTCGATCGCGTTCGCGCGCCGTGGGGTTTTCAGACCGACACCGATCAGCGCGCCAGATATCCGCTCGATACCGGGTTTCAGTTTGTCGCCAAACTGATCTTCAAAACCGTGAACTGGTTGCGCGGGTAGGCCATGGGGATCGACCTCCAGGCATTCCTGCGCGCCACAGCGGCCAGCCGGTTCGCATGGGGCCAAGACGATTGTTGTCTCTTCCTCGCAGGCTGGTGGCACGCCAACCACGGCGAAGACCCGGCGGCATGGCTGCGGGGCACCTACAGCGACCGCGCCGGCTGCCGTGCCACGGTTACCGCCCATCGCGGTCTGCAGCGCCTGGTGACGCTTGTGGCGTGCCAGGCGGGCGCACAGCGCACCTGTAATCCCAAGGCCGGCGACTTCGGCCTGATTGCCATCGGCACAGACCCCTACGGCGCGATCTGCGCCGGCTCGATGTGGGCCATTCGCTCGGAAACGGGGGTCGGCTTCGTCACCACCCCTAGAATTTTGAGAGCGTGGTCTATCCATGAATTGGGACAAGATTTGGTCTCCGCGCAAGCGGGACGTTGAAGCCGCACGCCGCAAAGACCCCTTCACCATCGGCGCCTACATCCTCACAGCCGTCGGCGCTGGTGGGTTCTACGGCACGACCGCAATCATCGTTGGCAACATTGCAATTGCCGCCCTCGTGGTCGGCGCGACGCTTCTGGTCTCCGCACTAACCCCTAAGCCGCAAGGCCCCGCTCCCAGCGAACGGCAGGCTACGGTCCGACAGGCCGTTGGCCCGCGCGCTAGGTTCTATGGCCGCAACAAAGTTGGCGGCACGCTGACATTCTTTGAAAGCAAGGACGGGCTTCTCTTTTCCCAGACGACGCTCAATGAAGGCAAGATTTCTGGCGTCGTCGAGATGTGGCTTAACGACGACCAAGTTACGATCGACGGCAGCAACTACGTAGTCGAAGAGCCTTACCAGTTCACCGACACAGTCACATCTGGAACATGGCCGTTTCAGAGCACCACATCCACCGATTACAAGGTTGCCCGGCTTTTCTACAAGGACGGAGCGCCTGACCAAACCGTTCACGCGCTGCTGGATTCGTCGTTTACAGAAATCACGGACACCCACCGGCTCCGCGGCGTCGCCAACTGCCTTGCAGTCTTCCAGGAGGTGCCGGGCAGCAAGATTGCAGAGGTTTACCCGCAGGGCAATCCGGCAGTCCGGACGGTTATCGATGCCTCACTCGTCAAGTCCGTTCGGACTGGCTCGACCGTCTATTCCAATAATCCTGCAGACTGTATCTATGACTACCTGACAGGGCGGGATTCGGTCGGCTTCCCCTACGGCGCAGGCTTCCTTGAAACCCAGATCGATCTCGCGTCATTCCAGTCTTTCGCTAACCTGTGCGACGAGGCCGTGCCTCTAAAGGCCGGCGGGACTATTCCGCGGTATCGCATCGCTGGCGGGTTCAACCTAAACGAGGAAATGCGCTCTGTTCTGGAGCGGATGTGCAAGGTCTGCGATGCCGACCTATTCATCAACGGCGCCGGCAAGATGGCCATTCGTGGCGGCCGTTGGATTGCGCCGACACTGACGCTCGACTCCAGCCTGGGCCACATCGTCTCCGGTGAGTTTCAGCAGGGACGTGGCTCGCTGGCCGCGTTCAACGAACTCAACATAACCTATACCGAGCCAGGCCAGGACTACATGGAGGCCGAGGCGGAACGGTGGCTGGACAGTACCAACATCGCGCTCCGCGGCAAGGTGCTCTCGGAATCGATGGACCTATCCATGGTCCCTGCCCATGCGCAGGCGAGGCGCTTGGGCAAGATCTATACGTTCAAGAACAACCCGGAATGGGTCGGAACGATCGTCACAAACTTCTATGGCTTCAACGCCCTTGGCGAAGAAACCGTAACCATCAAGTTCGGTCCACTCGGCATCGACACCACATTTCTGGTCCAGTCCGTCCGCATCATGGATGACCTGACTGGCGTGCAGTTGTCGGTGACGTCCCTTAGCGACGAAGCTTATGAATGGGACGCTGAACTCGAGGAAGGTACCGGCCCGTCGGACCCGCCAGATACCAGTTCACCGATCAGCCTGGACCCGCCGTCCGGCATTACCGCTTCGACAGAGTCGATCGTCATCGACGGGTCGACTTTGGGAGTGCGAATCCTAGTTGGATGGACGGCTCCCGTTCGCACCGCGCTTCGCCAGCAAGCCCAATACCGGGTCCATTCGCCGGCTGGGTCGTGGCTCGACATGACAGTGGTTGATGGCTACGCACAGACCGGCGCCGTAAACGATGGCGAGACTTATGACTATCGAGTGCGGACGCTCAGTCCAAGCGGCGTTGCCGGTGACTGGTCTGCCTTTGGCACGATCACTGTAACGTCCGACCCAACTCCGCCTGGCATAGCGACAGCCGTTACCGCGACAGGTGGCTCTGGCCAGATCACATTCAACTGGACCTCACCAAACTCGGCCAACTACTCGGCAGCAAGGATTTACTGGAACACCACCAACACATTCGGGACAGCCACACTGGCAGCCACCGAATTTGGCGCACCGAACGCCGCTGACTCGCGTGTTGTGACGGGCATTTCCGCCGGCACGCAATACGGCTGGGTCGTTGCGATCAATGGATCAGGCGTAGCCGCTGCGGCTGTCGCAACTGGCGCAGTCACGGTCACCTAGCGTCGACCAATATCTTTGAACACAGGGCTGCCTTCGGGCAGCCCTTTTTATTTGGAGCCCCCGAAGTGGCACTTTCCGTCGATCAGGTCTATCGCGATTTTAACACCAACGCAGTCCCCAGCTCTGGCGAGTACAAGCCGGTCAAGCCCGAAATCCGTGCTCTGCTGAAGCAGATCCAGAATAGCGGTGGGCTTTCGGTCACGAGAAATACGCTCACTGCCTTAAATGCGGTAACGCCCCCGACAGAAAACTACATGGGCATCGTATTGTCCGGCACGGGCGCCGGTTACTACAGCCGCGTGAGTGGCGTGTGGACATTCGGGCGGGCGTTCCCCGACACATTTGCCCAAGTCGTTCTGTCGGGCGCTGGAGGCTCGCGCACGGGGGCTTTGGCAGCCGGCGTCATCCCTTCGGCAATCGAGGTGTTCTTCGCCAAGGTTTCGACGCCAAATACGGGGGCGTTGACGCTCTCGATTGGCGGTGAGTCTTCGCGCCCAGTGGTCAACCTTGCCGGCAACCCACTCTCTGCCGGTGAGTGGACTGGCATGGTGATGTTCTATCTAAATGATGCCGGACAGTACCAGCTTTTGTTTGACTCTGGTTCTGCTCTGGCTGCCGCCACAAGCGCTTCCGCTGCTGACGTTGATGCAGACCGCGCAGAAGCCGCCTTGGGCACCATTTCTGGTTACACGCCCAACGGCAACATCGTCGCTACAGCATTCCATCCCACTAGCGGCGACATCGCAATCCCAGATTCGCTGTCGGCTGTCGGGGCGACCAAGAAAGAAGTGGACCTGTCCGGCCAAACTTGGACTATGGCGTCACAGCCAAGTAACCAATTCGGCACCAAATTTAATCGCGGCAAGGTTCTAGTGCCCTCACTTATTTCCGGGCAACTTACGCAGTTGAACAGCTACGCGCCCGATGTAAACGGATTGATGGTCGGGCGTGAGAACCTGTACCTGTTCTGGAAGTTCGTCACTCTAGGTACGACAAACGTTTTCATGTATGGTGACAGCACCGTCGAGCAGAACCCCGTAGACACCGAAAACCGCCCGAACCACTATTTTCACCAGGCACTAAAGGATGCGGGTTGCGACGTAGTAAGTGTGATCAATCGCGGCAAGTCAGGAACGTCTTGGTCTGACCTAAACGTCTCTGCCATCAACTTTGAGGCGGACAATATTCCTGGCAATTTCGGTTCCGACCTTGGCCCGAATACGCATCTGATCGTAATCAAATATGGCATCAACGACGCAGGTAAGAGCAATCCGCTCGTAACAATGATGGCCGATGCTCGAGCCAAATTGGCGGCTATACGTGCGGCTCCGAACGGATCGCCTAGTCAAGTTTCGATCTTACTCATGGGGCCGAATTCCACTTATCGACCAAGCGGTAACCAGGACGCAAAGTGGTATGAAGACCTGCGAAATTGCTATGTGCAGCTCGCCCTTGAGTTTGATTGCGGGTATTTTGATACCTATGCCTACCTCCAGCAGACGAAGCGCGCGCCTGGTGTGTGGATGGATGATCTGGTGGGGATCGGGCAGCCAGGGGAAGGGCTGCACCCGGATAGCTTCGCCTCGCGCTGGATATACCATGAGGGAATTTTGCGCTTCGTGCTTGGCCACGGGTCGTGGAACCCATCCAAAACCAACCATTTTTGGAATGAGAGCTACAGCGTTCCCAGAAAGGCGGCCGACGCTCCCGCGGCTTACCCAAAAGGTATCAGTTTTGGACAGGCGCTGAACACTGACGGATTCCCATTCGCTGGGTTCGTTGTGACGTTCAGGGGTGTCGGCGATCTGGCAACCCAATGGGTTTATGACTTGTCTGCTTATCCTCGGACGGTGATGCGGACGGGGACGACGTTTGCCTGGACTAACTGGACAAATCGCCCTGTTGCTCTTACCGGCTTCAGCAATGGCTGGGGGAATAAAGGTGCTGGGTTCGCCGATGCTGGATACCAAGTTGGGGATGACGGGTTTGTCACGCTGTTTGGTACACTGGCCGGCGGATCGAATCTCGCCATAATGCTCACACTGCCATCTGGGGCACGCCCACCGGGCACGTGTACTTTCAGGACTGGCGCAAACGCGCAGGTAGGAATCTTCGCTGGCGGTGAGGTGACGATAGACACATCAGACACATCGAATGTGTCGCTAGACGGTATTCGATTCAGACTTATTAATACCTTCTGATTTGTAGCTGCAAACTCGGCAGGTCGAATGCCGCCTCATTGGCTCGACCTGCCGCTTACAGCGCCTTCGCAGGTGGCCAAGCAGTGCGGCAACATAGCGCCGCGATTCACCAGTGGCGGTCTAGAAATTCTTCCTCGGGATCAGGTTTTTCATTTTTCAAGGCGTGATGGATGCGTGTGGGCAGCATCCAGATAGAGAGAAGTAGCTTCAACATCGTGTGCTGCACTTTTCGATTTTGTTGAAAAACTATGATAGCCGGTCGTAGCTGCCGTTGTCCAGCCCGCCTCCTGCATCTGAATAGCCCGCCTAGCGCGGGTTTTTCTTTGTCTGCAATCCCCACATTTTATGGAGGCCAACCATGGCCGTTAACCGCGTCGACGCCGACGTGGCGCTCGAGGTCGCCTCCCACGAGGCGCTAATTCGCCAGACCTATAAGGACTCCGTCGGCAAGCTAACCTGGGCCGTTGGCATGACCAACGCCACCGGCCACACCGTCGAGCGCTACATCGGCAAGCCGGCGTCGGTTGCGCACTGCATGGAAGTCTACGCTTGGGCGCTCGAGAACTATGCCGAAGGCGTGCGGCGCGCGTTTTCCGGCGTCGACCTGACCAAGGCGCAGTTCACTGCCGCCCTAAGCTTCCACTGGAACACAGGCGCGATCGAAAAGGCCGCCTGGGTCAAGCATTGGAAGGCCGGCCGTGTGACGCAGGCCAAGGCTGCGTTTATGACGTGGAACAAGCCAGCCGAGATCATCGGGCGCCGGACCAAAGAGCGCGACCTGTTCTTCGACGGCAAGTGGAGCAACGACGGCCGGATGACCGAGTACACCCGGATCACCGCCAACATGACCCCGGTCTGGTCTAGCGCGCGCAAGCTGGATGTTAGCGCAGAGCTCCGGGCCGCATTCGCTGCGCCTGTAGCCGCGCCAGTGGATCAGCCCAAGCAGCCGGACGCGCCTGTCGTCGTGCCGACCGTTTCACCGAACCACAGCGCCAATGCTCTGCTCATCTTCGCTCTGTTCGCTGCCGTATCGGCCGCTGGCGTGTGGGTGTGGCGGCGCATCACAGGAAAGAAGACAAATTGAGCCCGTATATCCGTATCTTGCTTCGTTACGCGGTTGGGTTTCTCGTAGCCAAGGGCATCCTTGGCACGGACCTCGGCGACCTTATCCAGGGCGACCCCAACGTGATTGCCCTGTTTGAGATTGCCGGCGGCGCCATAGTGGCTGCCGTTGTCGAACGTTACTACGCCCTCGCCAAGAAGTACGGCGGGCGGACCTGATGCTGGCCACGATCCTTAACTGGCTGGGCGGGGGTGTGGTGAAGCAATTCACCGGACCCCTGCTCGCCGCGTACCAGGCGAAGCTCGACGCCGCCAACGACACCGAAAAGCTCGAGGCCGAATCCACGATCGCCAAGATTGAGGCGGCCCGCGACATCGCGGTGGTCGAAGCCGGCCGCGCCTGGTCTGCGACAAGCATGGGCCGCTGGCTGATCGTCGTCCCCTTTGGGTGCTGGTGGGCCGCCATTTACTTGGTGCAGATACTCAACCCGTGGTTCGGCCTCGAGCTCGTCGTCGTCGACGTGCCGGCCCGCATCCACGAGATGGCCCTGGTGCTCATCCCGGCCATCGTGA